GGCCACGTGATATCAATTCCACTGTCGCCCTTCACCAAGTAGGCCGCGCGGTCCACGTTATTGATGAACAACTGGAATCGCGCCTCGGTTGCGCCCGCTACCGAAGTGACGAGAGTAGGGGAACCAACCGCAGCGGTACTATCTACCGATAGCGGGCGTAGACTAATTTCCCCGGACGGCGTGAACGTCGGCCATGGAAATAGCTGTACCTCAGGCTCTTCGAAGATTGCCGGATCGAAGAATGGAGGTGCTGCCGGAAAATCAGGCACTTGGCTGGTTGCCTACGATGAGATGGCCGTACTTCTTGATGAGGTAGGCGTACTTCTCTTGCACCTTGCGGCGTTCAGCGTAGTCAAGAGCTACTTCCATCGGGACGCAGTTATCGCAGAGCGGATTGCCACACGTCTTTCCGTGGCACTTCTGGCAATAGCCCCGCCTCTTGCCGCTACCAGTGACCTCAGTCCAATGCCCGCCACAATGACAGCACTGAATGGTGGAAGCCTGCTGGCGCATCCCCTCGCCCATCACAGCGCCGTGCTCATGGCGCACCCATGCGGCGCGGCTATACGGGGATCGGTTCGTTTGGGTAGACGGCATGAAAGTCCTTCCTGTAGCAATCGAGACAGAGCTTTTTACGGGCTATCCCATGGGCAGCTTTCGCTGGATCGCCGCCACGCTTCTGGTGACGATGGTCGATACTTTGTGACTGGTAGGCTAGGAACTCTCCGAACCTGCCGACAGGGACCGCGCCGCCGCATTCGTCACAGATACCGGGCTTCGCTGCTCGCTCGTGGCAGATCGGGCATGGCTGCGCGGTAATGAGTCCTTCAAGTGATGGTGTCATGTGATCTACTCCATGTAGTGCCAATTAGAACCGAGATTGAATCCGGTAGCAGCCGTGATGCTGGACAGCCCCGCACCGTTCGCCGCGGTACCTGGAATCACTAGTGCGTTCTCTTTATTCACGCAGAAATAGTACGGTGCCCGCTGGTGCTGGAAGATCGACAAGAGGATCGCACCAGCCGTATAAGTTGGTTCTACTGTGTGAATCTGGCCAGCAGTAGCTAGCGCCGTCGGTGCGTCCGGGTCAAGGCCGTGTGGAGTGATCGCCGTCGCCGTACCAGCCGCCGTATAGCGATTGATCGTTCCCTCCCAAGCGTTGTCCGCCGTCGCATCGGAACCGCAAAACACGAAGTATATACCCAGACGGACATTCGCTATAGCCGTCAATCCCAATATCGACGTAGCCGCTGTATTCGTGTCCTGCCCAGAAATTGCAAACCGCCGATCTAATGCCATGGTACGCTCCTAGAGTGCTGCTATCTTATTGGCCCCGTCGGACCAGATCAAGTTTACGTCGCTGCCTGTTGGTGTCAGCGGAAACCCGTCGCCTGCATTGCAGTTCAGGATCAGCCGCGAGGTGCTTTCCGTGCCAGTGTGTTTGTAGATCACCAGTTGAGTGACAGCCGATCCACTGAGCGCCGCGAAAGTTACGTCCGCGGCGTCGAGGATTCCGTCAGTGGCCGTCTTGCCAGTCAGACTGCCAGAAACCACCACGCGCGATCCAGCCGGTACGTCGTCGAGGTTGTCATCTGTAGTCAGGTTCCGCGTGTAGGCCGAGGTACAGAGCACCACGCGAATGTCGTGGGTATCCCAATCAATTGACCCATCCGCAAAGCCTTCAAGCCCTTTCGAATAGAACAGGTTAGCCATCAGTTGACCCGGATACCCACGTTGCTGAGTTCCCGCACAAGCCGCTGGGCGACTACGCGCTCGTCGGCGGTCTGCACGTTGATCGTGATTTCGATAGGCCGCTGTGACGCCAGCGTGCCCGCCATGAGGTTGTTTGCCCCCTGTTGGACTGCCACCTGCCCGTAGTCTCTCATTGGCGGTATAGATCCTACAACCGTGCCGGGTTGTGGCTGTGAAGTCATCCAATACGGCAGTACTGGGGTCATATGCATCGCCGGACCTGTAAAGTTAGATGGACCAAGTGGAAGTTGTGGTTGTGTGGGTCCAAATAACAATGAACCGGAACCGTGTGGCGAAGGCCCAACACCAGGGATGTTGCCAAAGAACTGCCCTGTAACAGGGTCACGTAACCCAGCCGCCACATCGCTGACAAACTGATTCCATTCAGTCTCCATCTGCATCAGCGTTTGTAACATTTGGTCTGGCACACTACCAGCACCAGGAACACCGAAGTAACGCGCCCACAATTCCTCCATCGTTGGCACGACTTGTTCACCCATGCTGAGTTCAGGGAATTGCCATGTACCGCCGAGATTAGCTGGTATCTGCCATGGTTCCAACTCCGTCCAGTCATGGATCACGCGCGGTCCTGGTTCTAGGTTCACCCAACTACTGTAATCACCGTATAACGCATCCAGGTCGGAAACGATCTTATTGGGGAATACCTTCTTTATTGAGGCCTTGATTCTATCTATTTCCTCTCGACTCATATGCGATACTACTTGGCCCATCATCGTAAACAGAACATCGTTTCCGCCAAGTCCGTAACCACTCCCGGACCCCGAATCCACTGCCTCGCTGATCTGATCGGCGGCGCTTTCAACCGCGCTCACGATATCCGTCGCGACCATCTTGAGTTTGATGATTTCACCAGTCACAACATCCCGCAGAACATTGAAGATAACCTTCCCATTCGCGTCGGTTGTGACTGCCAAGAATTCTAATTGATTCTGAATCGGCTTCAAGCCATTGTTCAAAGCATCCACGATCCGGCGCTCACCAGGGGAACCTTCACGCGGTGGCCTTACGGAACTGGCCAGTTCACTAATCGGTATACCGACGTGCTCGACAACTGCCTGCGAAATAGTCTCTGCTGATTCTGCGATCGCTTCGACTACCTGTTCTGTCATTCCCGCCGCTGTTCCTGCTTCATCGACTATTCCCTTATTCCAGTTAGATACAAGTTGCGCGAACCCGCCAGACACAATATCGTGCAGCTGAATAATAGCTCCATGGATAACTTCGAGCCATTTCAGTTCCGTCAACATCGGCCAGTACTTATTGATATCACCCTGGATGCTGAGAAGTTGCGATTGCATCTCGCGCGTCGTGACTTCGATGCGTCCGATGTCCTGCTCCATCCGGCGGCCTTGGAGGTATTGGAGAACACTGGCAATTGCACTGACCGCTCCCGTAATCGCATTGGCGATTCCCAGAGCGCCGCCTGCACCTGCACCTGCCCCTGCCGCACCACCCGCGCCAGCACCAGCCCCCACAGGTGCAGTTCCCGCCACTCCGCCAACTGCATCGACGCCAGCCGCCGCCCCTACCCTAGCAATCTCGCCCGAAGCCTTCGCTGCCTGCCCAGTCAAACCCTTGAAGAAGTTCCCGATGTCCTTAGCCAAGTTTGTGATATTTTTCCCGAGTTGTTCGAAGCTGAAATCCATCAGCTTGATTTCCTTCAGCAGTTTCGTGGTCCCCTCTTCGATGATCCAGCGGACGATAGCTTCCTTAATCGCTATGGCGGTCTTCGTGAATACCTCGCCGAGGTTCTTGCTGTGCAGGATCGCGTCGGCGAAGCCTTTGCCCATGTCGGTGAGGATCGTCGAGATTTGGCTACTAAGCCGCTTCAACGCTTCGCCTGTCTTAGCAGTCTGGTCCGTAAGCAGCTTGTCAAGCTCGCCCATTCGCTTGCGCTCTTCGTCCGACATGCGCTGTCCAACTAGTCGCCTGTTATCCTCTATAGCCTTGAGGGTATTCAGTTCTGATTGCAACTTCTGGCGCATCGTCGCTTCGTCGGACGCCTGTACCCGTTTGTTCGCGTCTAGAATATGATCAATACTTTCTGCGCGCTTCACACCGAGAATATCCAGATCCGCGCGTAGTTTGATCGCGGACTTAGAACTCTCGATCATGTCGGCATTCAGACGCTTGAAAATCTCAAAGCTGCGCGATCCATCAACCTTGTTCAACGCAGCATTGAATGCTTCGTACTCCATCGTCGCCAGCTTGATCTTCTGGCCTTCGACGTAGAGCGCCGTAAAGGACCTACTGAGTGACAATGCCTTATCAGCCAGCGCCGTCATATTGGAGTTAAACGCCGCTGTGTTTTCCTCTGGCGTCTTCAACGCTTCGATCAACTCCATGCGCTTCTTGCGGATGGTTTCGAGTGCCGCGACCTGTTGAGATGCACTCAACTTGCCAGCCTTCGTGAGAACATCGTAGGCCTGCTCCGCTTCCTTCAACTCCTTCGCGAAGTCCTTCATGCCAAGTTCGGCGAACGCCTGCTGGATCTTCTGAGCCGCCTCCTTGGCCTTCTTGGCTGCCGTATCAGCCGCGTCACCGAGTGCTGCAACACCAGTCACGGTCTTACCAATCGGCACGGCGGCATCGCCGATCTTGGCAGCCTCCTTAGCTACTTCGGTGATCGGTTTCTTAGCGCCTTCCAATTTGTCGATCAGTAGTGCAAGGGCCGCTTGGGTTTCCTTCATGTTCAGATAATCGGCCAGTGCTAACGCTTGTAGTGCTATCGCCTTGATTGCCTCAGTGAACAACTTGACTATATTGCCCCAGATGTTGCTAATGAACGAAAAGATTCCTTGGAAGAAGTTGGCGACTCCTTGCCATGTTGAGCGGATCGCATTAGCGACGGTCGGCCCGAAGGTATTCTCAATTGCCTGCATGATCGACCCGAATACAGATTTTGTACCGGACCATATGTCAGCGAAGACAGCTACAATCACCGCCCCGATCTCGCGCCAGTTGTTCGCAATCGCAGTCCCGAGTGCCGCGAAGACTCCGACAGCCCCGGTAATGAGAGCGATAGGCGCGGCCATCGACGCAAGTGTCGACAGGAACGAAACGATTGCCGCCTTAGCTAAGGCGAACGCCGCGATCAGAATGCCCAGCGAGTTCATCGCCAGGGTTTCCAGGGATAGGAACGCTCCGGCAAATCCGGCCGTCGAAATAGTAGCAACCGCCGCCGTGATAGTAGCGCCGACCTTGGCGAAGGCTGCGGTCAGTCCCGTGCCAATTGTTGCGACCAACGCTGTCAGACTTGCCCGCATGTTCGCTATCGTCGTCGCTAGGACGGCTACTGCTTGAGTACCGAAACTCTGAATAGCCGTGATCACACCTTTTGTTGCGTTCGGAATGTTCTTAGCAGCATCCAGCCATGACGCTGACATACCCATCAACGCTGCCTGGATTGCCGACACCTTCGCGCCGATATCTACCCCGGCGATCATACGCCCCATGTCAGCGAATGTGGAACCGAGGCCTTTGATCGATGGGAGTAGTTTCGCCAGCGCGGCCCCGTCGATCAGCATCAGGACTTTCTGGAAGTCCTGAAAAATCTTCATGCTCTGGCCGACTGCAAACATCATCGGGCCAGCGGCCGCAGCCATAGCGGCAAATGCGAGCGCGGTACTCTTCACTGGACCTGGTAACTTTGAGAACCAATCAACTGCCTTGATTGCTGAGTCGATGAGTGATTCCAATACCCTAGAGACACCTAAGAAGGCTTCCTTAAGTTGCTGCCCTGCCTGAATCTTCAGAACATCGAACCGTGCGCCCATCCGTTCCAGTGCGCGACTGGATGACTGTTCAACCTGATTAAACGCATCCGACATCGCGCCTGTTGACGTGACTACACCGGCAATGTGCCCCTTCGCCTTGTCCGCAAAGTCTCCTGTCAACTTCAATGCCGCGCCCAACGCTTCGACGCGCCCATAGGCATCAGTCAACTTCTGAACGCTCCCGCCCGCAGCCTCGCGAATGGCGATCAGCGCCCCGTGGAATCCTTTCGCATTGATGAGTGCCTGGCCGGTAGCGAATCCAGTTTTCTCCAAGAGTAGGTTCATCTCCTTATTGGGCGAGATGATGCCCTTCATGGCCGACTGTATCGAGGTCATCGCTTCGCTGATCTTGAATCCCTGCGTAGTCAGCGATGCAGCCGCGCCGAGTACTTCCTTGAAGCCGACGCCGAGAGATGACGCCAGCGGGATAGCTGTGGACATCGTAGCGGCCAGTTCAGCGAATGTGAACTTACCGATGTTGACCGCCTGAAACATCGCATCCGACACCTCCTCCGTCTGCGACGCCTCCAACTGGTAGGCGTTCATGATCGAGGTAAGTCCATCGACCGCCACCTTGGTCTCCGTAACGCCAGCAATCGCGGCTTTGGATGCCACCTCCAGAAACGTCATGGCGTTTTCTTTCGGAACGCCCGCACTGATCGCCTCGTAGAGAGCCTGGGATGCCTTCACCGCGTCGATTCCCATACGCTTCGATAGTTCTAGCGTCTGTTCCGATAATCCCTTGAAGGCCGCGTTCCCTTCCTTGCCCATAAGCGACGTGACCTGACGCATCGCCAACTCGAAAGCGTTGAACTCCTTCGTAGCAATCGCGCCGATACCGACCAGTGGCGCGGTGATCGCCGCCGTCATCGTGACGCCTACGGACTTTAGATTCGATGCGATCTTGTCGAAGGACCTAAACTCGCGCTCGACCTTCGACATACCACGGGCGGCTTCGTCGGCAACGTCTCCCATTGCGCCACGGAAGCCCCTTAAATCAGCCCCTACACGAATAAGGAGGTCGCCCAAGGTCGGCATTTATGCTTCCTCTATCGTCATCATGTGAGCCTGTACCGCTCCGTCAATCAGCATGGATTCCGACAACTTGGTTATCCTGCCTCTTATACAAGCCTGATCGTCAATCCAAAACCGCGCAACGTCTTTCTCCTCAAATACACGGCGAAACAGTGGATGAAAGTTAGGGCCGCCTTGATCGTCGGTCACGGGAATGAGTATGGCCGCGAGGTCATCGGATAGAATGCGCGACTTCCCGCCAGCCCCATACAATGTCTCGATTGTCAGATGCTTGATGCCAGACAGTCTCTGAGCTTCGCGCTCCCCGGTGTTGTTCACACCGCTTCGGCCAGCGAATAGATCAGTGGACATCATCACGCTCTCGGACGTGCGGGGCCTTGGTGTGGATTGCTCCGGCTTGTCGAGCATAAAGTCTGCGGCCGTCCGCGCCTTAAACCGATGCTTCTTATCCAATTGCAGGTTGAAAAGTGTAGCTATGATGTGCGCCGAATAGTAATCCTCACGGCGCAGCCGGAACCGCCAGCGTTCGCAGAGGTCGTCAAACTCAACCTGCGTCAGATCCCAGAACTGCTCGCGTGTTAAGCCAAGGTCATAGACAGCAATGGCTAACAGGTCCGCTAGTTCGGTAGGCTTGTCGTCGCCGTTTGCGGGCTGGCCGATCCGTTTTTTACTGCGTCCGGGAAAATATCAACGCCCGTGGCTGCGAGAAATACCTGCTGTAGGGCATACTTGATGTTGTCACCTGTCAACCCCGCCTCGATCCCTTCCAGGGTAGCGTCGGGTTGATGGTTCAACGCTCCATAGAGGATCATCTGCGGGAGTTTGTCTTCGTCAACGGTGTCCATCCCGCTGCCCTTCATCAGCGAGATTCCCAGTTCATCGCGGATCTTTTTAAGCGTCCGAAAGTCGTACTGAAGGCGGAGAGTTAGTCCGCCTTCGAGTTCGATGGTTACTGCGTTTGTTGCGCGTTCAACTGCCATATTGTCCTTTCGGTTTCACTACACGACGGCCGGCGCAGTCACGATGCGGATGGTTACGTCGCGTGTCTGAATGCCGTCGAGTGGATACTCCTCGCCGAGGGTCTTAACAAACCCGTCGAATTGCCGCTTCTGCTGCGTCCCGTCGGCAAGGTTGGCCCAGAGTTGAAACGCGCGGCGCACGCGGTTCTGGAACAGATAGGCCAAGCCGTAGGTATTGGTGAGCGAGTGAGACAGGTGCGTCGGGTCGAAATTGCACGCAAACGAAATCTCCCCATCGTCGATCAGCGTCGGGATAAACGTCCGATGCGGTGATGCGGTGGAGTGAGAGGTAGTTTCGGCTTCATCGACTGCTGCCCCTGGGCCGGAAATGTTTGTTACGCCCGCGATTGTGAAAAACGCCTGTGGCGAAAGGCCATCGCCGACTTTGAGTAATGCTCCAAATGCTGCAATGCCGGTTGCTAGTGACATACTGCTCCTCGCGTCTCACGACGCTAGTTCCTGCTTGAGTTTAGGAAAGGCCACCTTGCGATGGCCTAACCCCCAGCCCGCGGGCTGTACCGTAGCGCGGCGTCTCGCGACAGGACGCGACGGATTTTAGTAGACACGCTGTTGTAGCTGGATCGGTCCAGCATGGGCGAGTACCGCATTCGGAGGCGTATCAATCATCAATCGCACGTCCTCATGGGTCAGATCGCCATGGCGCATCAGATCTTGTGTTAGTGGTAGTTCATCTAGGCTCACAGCATCGCCCTGACACATATGCCGGTAGCGGTCCTCGGCTGCATTGTTCCAGTCGATGCTGGTGTAGTAATCCAATTTCCGCACGCGGTCAACGCGGTCCATGTACCCGTAGTGTAACAGG